TGGCAATCTTTCCTTTAAAATTATTCTTTATATATTCAGCCTTACTCTTATCAAATATTATCGCTCCATGCCGTTCTGTAATCACATGACCATTATAAATCTGCTTCAGTTTGCTCATTACTTTAGCCCCTGTGTCAGCTACGACTGATCTTCGTCCAGGGCGGCCAATAATACCAGTTTTTAATATCCTTGCTGCAAGCCTATAAGTTCTTCTCGACATCTTCACCTTATGGACTTCTTCTTCTAATTCTTGGGTGAACCCTGCCTCTTTTTGCGTCATTTTTACCGTATATGGCTCAATATCTCTTAAAATTCTGCTTTGTTTGGCCTCTGAGTAATCTTTTATAACAACTCCTGTTCCTACTCTCTTTTCTTTTACATCTACAAAATCACTGGCCCATCTGTAAAAGTTCTGGTAATGACTCCATAAAAATGGTGTCAGTGACCATTGATGGTATAGCTGACTGAAACTTTCAGGGCTTGGTGTTCCACTCATCAGAATGATACTGTTATATTGCAACTTCAAGATATTTAAATATCTTTGCGATGGTTTTGGAAATGCTCCAACACTATGAGCTTCATCTACAATTATCATATTCCAGCTTGATCCTCTGAATTTTTTTAACATTTCAAAGTTAGTTATGGATACTACCTTCTCTAAATTCATCTTTCTTACATCACTCTCAATACTTGGGATTGCTTTTTTCTTGGTAATTATTAACACCTTTTCCAATTCCATATTTTTTACAACAGATAATGCCACCAGGGTCTTACCTGTTCTACATTCGCCACTTAAATATCCACATCTGTGGTGAGTGCATAACCTTGTAAGTTTATTACTTGCCTCTGTTTGATATTTTCTTAATACTACCATTGACAGTGTTGGAACTACTGCTATTGTACATGGGAACGATATATGTGCAATACCTATGCAACAGAAAACAAAAAAGGCCATCCAGATTTACTTGGAAGAAGATCAAATAAAATGGCTTGACGATAACAAAGGCCCAGAACTAAAACGTGGTGGTGTTATAAGAAACCTTATCCGAGAAAAAATGGATAAAACTCAAAGAAATTGGAGAAATAAGTAGTAATGGATATAAAAGAAGAACTGCTTGGCCTTCCCAAGCACTGGGGTTTTGTTGCCGTAAAAAATAAAAGACCCTATCAAAATGATTGGCAGAATAATCCACTGACACGCTCTCAGTTATTTAAAGAAATCTCTGCCAACAGGTCAACTGGTATTGGTGTCTGTTGCGGTACTCCTTCAGGTGGCTTGCTATTTCTAGACCATGATGGGCCGTCAGCAGCAAAAATATTAGGTGAATGGGGATTCTCACTATCGTCACTTCCACCTTCATTGATGGTTACATCTGGGAGGGTTGGTAGATTTCAAATCATCTATCAAGTTCCAGAAAAGTATTGGTCAAAAATTAAAACTCGTAAATATCAGACAGGGGTAAAAGATGAGGATGGGTCAGTTGAACAAATTGAGTTGCGGTGGGATGGTACGCAATCCATAGTGTCTGGTTCTCATCCAATGACCGATGGTTACAGATGGATGGATGCAAGGTCGCCAAGAGATCTTTCTATTGCAGAAGCCCCACTTGCAATAATAAAAAAGATGATGGAGCCAAATAAAAAAAAGATAAAAACACCTCAAATACAAACACTTAACTCAGATACCGATAAGGCTCGTTCTCTTCTTCAGTCAATAAATCCATCTCGCCTTGATGACTACGATATATGGCTAAAAATTGGGATGGCCGCACACTCAGTAGGAGACAATTCTCTTTTATCTGATTGGGAGCAACTATCACAAAAGAACAGCAAATATAAATCTGGGGAATGTGAAAAGAAATGGTCTTCCTTTAAATCATCAGGGGTTTCGCTCGGTACTCTCCAAAAATACGCAACTGAAGATGGCTGGACTCCACCACCACGCACTTTCCCCACCTCAATAGAACCAAAAGAAGAATCAACACCTGTTCCTCGTAAATTAGAACAACTAACATCTCAAGAGTTGATGAATTTTTTACGCAACTTAAAACAGGAGATCAGATTTAATACCTTTTCCCATTCAATAGAAATGGATGGCAAAGTTATTAAAAATATTGAGATTTTTTACCTTACCCTCGCAGAGCTTGGTTATAAAGTGCCAAAAGAAATGGCAGTTGATTGTCTCCTAAAAGTAGCCCATGAAAATGAATACGATCCTGTAAAACTTTATCTTGATCATTGCTACAACGAAATCCAACCAGCTTACATTGAATCTCTCGCCTCAACATATTTACGGCCACAGGATCAAAACCTGACCGAGCCGACAATATATGACACCATGCTAAAACTAACTCTTATAAATGCAGTAAGAAGAGTTTATATTCCAGGTTGCAAACATGACACCGCCACCGTCTTACAAGGTTCACAGGGAATAAAAAAATCTTCTTTCTGGCAAACTTTATTTGGGCCGTTCTTCTCTGATGCTCTCGGTGATATTTCTTCAAAAGATGATCTCCTTGTTCTCCACCGTTCATGGGGGATGGAATGGTCAGAAATTGACGGAGTAACATCTAGAAAACACGCAGGGGTGGTAAAGGCTTTTTTATCTCGGGCCACTGATCTTCTCAGAGTTCCCTACGGAAAAGCAGTAGAAGAATGGCCTAGACGTGGGATTATTGTCGGATCTACAAATAAAGAATCAGGGCTGCTGATAGATGATACAGGCAACCGAAGATTTCATATAATTCCCTGCACTGCAAAATCTATTGACCTTGATTCATTACAACTAGAGCGTGATTCTCTTTGGTCGGCTGCCGTTCATGCCTTTAAAAATAAAGAATCACACTTCTTATCCTTTGAACAGGAAAACCAAATCGAAAAAGAAAACCTTGGTTATATGGTTGATTCTCCCTGGCTTTCGGTAATAACTAACTATCTAAATGATCCAGCTAACGCTATAAAAGATATTACCATTGAACTTTTATTAACTGATGCTGTAGAAAAACCTATCGAAAGACAAACTAAATCTGACATTATGACTGTCTCATCAATTCTCAAATCCTTGCATTATGAACGTAAAAGGAAACGAGTATCGGGAACACCTAAATGGGTGTGGTTCTTACCTGTTCTTACCCCTGTTCTCACTACCGAGAACGCTTAAAACGCCCTCTATAACTATCTTCTATATATATGTTCTCTATGTTCTCTATGTTTTATATATATATATAATAATAGATAATATAGGGGTAATATAGGGGTTAGGTAACTCTTAAGCATTTATGGGAACACTTGGGAACCTAGGAACACCCCTCAGTCTCAAATGAGTCTCATTTGTTATTTTTTAATACTCACCTACTATGGTTTTATGACTTCTATTAATGATTTACAAAACGATCATAAAAATGCTCGTAAAAGAACTGATCGTTCCTCAAAACTTATCGCAGAATCTCTCTCAAAATTTGGTGCTGCAAGATCAATTGTTATTGATGAAAATAACAGAATACTTGCAGGTAATGGAACAATCGCTGGGGCAAAGGCCGCAGGAATAAAAAATTTAAAAGTTATAGAAACTGATGGAAAAGAAATTATTGCCGTAAAAAGAACTGGGCTGTCAGAAGATGAAAAGATTGGACTTGCCCTGGCTGATAACAGAACCTCTGACCTGTCAGAATGGGATCTAAATATGCTCGAAGAACTTAGCCAAGAGCATGACCTTGAACCTTGGTTTGATAATGATGACCTAAAAGAACTACTCGGAGAGACAGAAGTATTACCAGCAGAGGGTTTGACAGATCCTGATGATGTTCCAGAAGTACCAGAAAAACCAGTAACAAAAGAGGGTGATTTATATATTCTTGGTAATCACAGACTTTTATGTGGTGACTCTACCAATATTCTGCACGTTGAAAAATTAATGGATGGCAATAAGGCTGATATGATCTTTACCGATCCTCCTTATAATGTTGCTTTTAATGGTAGAAGTGGAAAATTCGATGTTATAAAAAATGATGATTTATCTGAAGATTCTTTTAACGAACTTATTACAAGCATGGTTGAAATTATAAATATTTTAAATCCTAATCATTATTATGTTTGGTGTAATTGGAAATTTTACGCAACATTACAAACAAAGTTACCCTTCAAAGGTTGTATCGTTTGGGCAAAAAATGTCTTTGGTTTAGGAGTTGGTTATAGACATCAACACGAGTTTTGTTTATTTAATGCAAAAATTGATAAACATATAAAAAATGAAAGTGATTTATGGCAAGTAAAAAAAGATGTTTCATATATGCACCCCACACAAAAACCTGTTGAATTAGCAGAAAGAGCTTTAATAAATCATAAACAAGGTAACGTAATTGATTTATTTGGAGGTTCTGGTTCAACACTTATAGCTGCTGAACGTCTTAAAAGACAATCATTTTTAATGGAATTAGATCCAAAATATTGCGATGTCATAGTAAAAAGATGGGAGGATTTTACAGGCAAGACTGCAAAACGTGTATCATCTAGTTAATGGCTAAAAAAGGAACAAAAGCTGAAACTGTTGTAAGGTCACAAAAATTTGCTCGTATTATTGCAAATGGTGGTCGTAGATCAGACTGCGTTCGTTATGCCTCAGAGAACTGGGGGGTTGGGGAAAGGACTGTAGATAAGTATTTAGAGATAGCCAGGGGCGAGTTAAAGAAGGACTGGGACATGGAAAGACCCCAGATGGTAGCTGACCTCTTGTCACAATGTGCAACCCTTCAAATGGAGGCAAGAAAGAAAGGTCATTATCATATCGCTTTAGGTGCTATTAATACCGCAGCAAAACTTGCACATCTTTGCTCATGAGTTTATTAGAATCTGTCACCCAAGGACATGTTCTTTTTCAAGAAGGTTTTAGTTATATTCCATCGTCAAAAGATGTGATCGCAAAAATAAAAAGCAATCTTCTCCCTCATCAAGAAAAGTTTTGTAGCGACACCGAACACAGAAAACTTGCACTTGTTTGTGGCTTTGGTGCTGGTAAAACTTATGCCCTTGTTAGTAAAAGCATTATTCTTGCGTCAATGAATGTTGGTCATATCTCAGCAATATTTGAACCAACCGCACCAATGCTTAGAGATATTCTCATGAGAACAATGAACGAGCTTCTTGAAGAGTGGGAGATCCCTTACACTTTCAGAGCTAGTCCTTTACCCGAGTATCAACTGCAATTTAAAGAAGGAGTGCATACGATCTTGTTAAGAACAATTCTTACCTACCAAAGATTGCGTGGCCAAAACTTATGTGCTGTTGGTTTTGATGAGGCAGATACGGTAAACAAACGTGATGCCGAACAAGCAATGAACATGGCGCTTGCTAGACTGCGTTCAGGTAATGTACAGCAGTTCTATGCAACTACAACACCAGAAGGTCACTCATGGGCGTTTGATACCTTCGAAAAAAACGCCAAAGAGGACACTCGGTTAATAAAAGCAAGAACAGCAGATAACCCTTATCTTCCAGACGGATTTATTGATTCATTACTCGAAAACTACCCACCACAGCTAATACAAGCATACTTAAACGGTAACTTCTGCAATTTAACAACCGGCCAAGTATATGACAAATTTAATCGTAATACCCATGTTTTACAGAATGACCCTTATGTAGATGATAATGAACCTTTAAGAATTGGGATTGACTTTAACATTGGCAATATGAATGCAGTAATAGGTGTGGCAGTTGGTAATAAATTTATGGTTATAGATGAAATCGCTAAAAGTCACGACACAGATACCATTGCTAAAGAAATTAAGGCAAGGTACCCTTTCAACAAAATCTATGTTTATCCTGATGCGTCAGGTGGCAACAGAAGTACAAATGCTTCAAAGACCGACATCCAAATATTAGAAAGTTATGGTTTTGTTAATCAGTCTGCATTATCTAATCCCCCTGTAAGAGATAGAGTTAACTCTGTTCAAGGTTTATTATTAAATGGTAAGAATGAAACTAGGTTAATGATTTCTAGAAAGGCAATAAAACTCATTGAATGTTTAGAATTACAAAGTTATAACGAAAGAGGTGAACCAGACAAAGATGCAGGGTACGATCATATGAATGATGCCCTTGGTTACATAACTTGGCGATTGTTTAATCCCTTACATATGTCCGCTGGTCGCAAAACTGGTATTAGGCTTTATTAAGATTATTGTCTAAACTATAAACAAACTATGGAGTCGAAAAGTGTACTCAGGGTATAACCATTACAACAGACAGACAGCAACAAGTGGTACTGAGATAAATGACCCTAACATTAACTGGTATCAACAAGAACCCCATTGGGTGTTAATTGAAGATTTATTAGGCGGTACATATCAGATGAGGGCAAAGCATAGAAAATATCTTATGCAAGAACCTAGAGAATTAGATGAGAGTTATGACAACAGATTAGCTCGTTCTGTTTGTCCTCCTTACTTTTTAAGATTAGAAAGAATGTTGGCTGGTATGTTAACTCGTAAGCCAGTAAGGCTAAGTGATACTGCAGACAATATAAGAGAGATGTTATTTGATGTTGACTTGCAGGGAAATGATCTTAATGTCTGGACTTATGAGACTGCTCGCAAGATGATTCGTTATGGTCATATTGGAGTATTGGTAGATGCACCCGCAACTGGTAATACTGGTAGACCATACTGGGTTACTTATACACCAAGAGATATTCTTGGTTGGCGAACAGAAATGGTAGATGGCTCTTTGGAGTTTACTCAGTTAAGACTTCTTGAAAAGGTATCAGAGCCAGATGGTCTTTATGGAGAAAAGATTGTTGAGCAAGTTAGGCTACTGACTCCAGGCAATTTTGAAATACATAGAAAAGCAAAGACAGGAAAATTTGTAAAGGTAGATGAAGGTACTATGCCTTTGGACAAAATCCCTTTTTCTGTTGCTTATTCCAACAGAGTTAATCTTTTAGAATCTAGACCACCAATGGCTGATATAGCAGAATTAAATTTAAAAGCATATCAAATACAATCTGATCTTGATAACCAATTACATATATCGGCAGTACCAATGCTTGCTTTTTATGGCTTCCCACAAAATGCTGAAGAAGTTAGTGCTGGACCCGGAGAGGCGATTGCATTTCCAGCAGATGGTCGGGCTGAATATATAGAACCAGATGGTAAAAGTTATGATGCTCAGTTTAGAAGATTAGACAGATTAGAAAGCCAGATAAATGAACTAGGACTTGCAGCAGTACTTGGGCAAAAGTTATCAGCAGAAACAGCAGAGGCAAAACGTATTGATAGATCGCAAGGCGATTCAACAATGATGGTAGTAGCCCAACAAATGCAAGACATGATTGATAACTGTCTTATGTTTCATGGCCAGTACCTTAATTCAGAAGCTGGTAGTTGTTTTGTTAATAGAGACTTCCTATCACAAAGATTAGAGCCACAAGAAATACAAGCACTACTTACTTTATACACATCTGGATCTATTACTCAGAAAACATTACTTGACCAACTTACTGAAGGCGAGGTTCTTGGAGATGAGTTTGACGTTGAGGAAGAATTAGAAGCAACACAAAATGGTGGTCTTATTGAAATGGCGCAACCAAAAGAAGAGGTAGAACCTGAAGAGCCTGAAGAAAGTGCAGAGCCAGAACAAGATGCTGCATAATCAATGGCAACACCCGAATCATTTTACAGAGAGGCGATTGACCTAAATCGTTATAGCAACCAAGTTGCTCGTAGAATTATTACGAATTACAACAATGTAATTTTAGATTTAACAAATAAATTAGCAACTATTGACGAAGTTACAGCACCAGCAACAGTGGCAAGAATAAGAGCTATGTTGGTACAGATGAAAGAAAGTTTGGAAACTTGGTCTACAAGTAGTTCTGCTTTGATAATTGATGAGCTACAAAGTTTGGCTGTATTCCAATCTGGCTTTATTGCTGATGAATTACAAAAAGTTTTGCCAGTAGGTGCTGTAAATGTAAATACGGTACAAGTATCACCAGACTTTGCAAGAAGTATTGTTATGACTGATCCAACGGAAGTAAATATATTAACGCTACCAAATAATTTAGAACCAACTGTACAAAGAACATTTAACCTTACTGCTGCTAAAGGTTCTGCTATTACATTACCTAGTGGCGAAGTTGTATCAAAAGCATTTCGTGGTATTTCTACAAAACAATCAGAACTAATATCAAGTCAGATTCGTATTGGTATTACAGAAGGCGAATCTATACCAAAGATTGCAAAAAGATTAAGAGGCCGTTTGCAGTTTGGGCGTAATCAAGAGATGACTGCGAAGGCTCAAAGATTAGCTGCTGGCGATGGAATGAAGTTAGCCAACACGCAAGTTATGACTATTGTTAGAACTTCTGTTAACCAAGTACAAAATGCGGTAAGTCAAGCTTCGTATGCTTCTAATGGAAATGTTACCCAAAGGTATGAATATGTTGCGACCTTAGATGCAAGAACAAGTACTATCTGTGGAAACTTAGATGGCAGAACATTTAAATATAACGAAGGACCATTACCACCACAGCATTTTAATTGTAGATCAACCACTGTTCCAATTATTGATGATGAGGATTTAAGACGTAAGTTCCCTGACACTAGACCGAGTGCAACTGGTAGAGTTCCTCAGAATACTAATTATGCAACGTGGTTAAAAGATAATCCTTCAATACAAGAAAAAGCACTAGGAAATAAAAAAAGGTTTTTTAATTATTTAATTGATAAAAAAAGAAAGAGTCCAAGAGAGGCTTTGCGGTTAATAATTAAAGATGATGGAACAGAGCTAAGTTTAAAAAAACTAATGGAAAAATACCCTAAGGCCTAAAAACAGTTATTATTAAAATAGTTACATTAAAAACTATGCCAAAAGGAAAAGGTTATGGTTCTATGAAAAAAATTAAAAAAAAAGGTGGTAAAAAGTAATGGCGAAAACATTAGCAGAAAGATTGTCTGAAGCAAAGAAGGCAACTAAGCCTACAAAACAAAAAAAATCTACTAAATCAGAAAAATCTACTAAATCAGAAAAATGAAAAAAGGCTCTAGAGTCAGTTGGGTTTATGGCGGCAAAAGAACTTTTGGTAAGGTTACTGGTAGCGGAGGAACAAGAGCATCAATCAAAGGCCCATCAGGGGGTACTGTTATAAGAGTTGGAACTAAAGAAGATCCTGTAATAAAGATTGTATCTGAATCAACTGGTAATGCTGTGTTAAAAAAAAGATCAGAACTTAAGGCAGCACCTAAAAAGAAAAAATAATGGCTATTACTAGAGGAGGTCATACATTTGACGGTGTTGATAAACCAATTAGAACACCTAGCCATAAAAGTGGTAAGAGTCATGCTGTTGTTATTAAGCAAGGCGATGGATTTAAATTAATACGTTTTGGTATGCAGGGCGCACAAACTAAAAAGCCAAGAAAAGGCGAGTCAGATGCAGATAAAGCAAAGAGGAAATCTTTTAAAGCTAGACACGCAAAAAATATTGCTAAAGGTAAAACAAGTGCAGCTTATTGGGCTGATAAGGTTAAATGGTAGATTATCTGATATATTAAAAAAAAGTTACGCTTTATTTATGGCAGAAGAAAATGAAACAGTGGCTACGCCACCTGTTAACCCTAACGAACTTGACCAGTTAAAAGAATCAGTTAAGAAGTTAGAGCAAAAGAACTACGAACTCATAGGTAAGTTAAAAAATCAAAAAGAAGAAAAGGTTGTTCCAGAAGATTATGATGCTTTGTTAGCATTTAAACAAAAAATAGATCAAGAAAAATTAGAGAGTGAAGGAAAGTACACAGAAGCTACACAGGCACTTGAACAACAGTATCGTGATCGTTCTGCTGAAGATAAAAAGAGAATAGAAACCTTAGAAGCAAGAAACAAAGAACTTGAACTGATAACACCAGCAATACAAGCTTTATCTGAAATAACACACGATCCAGAGTTGGTATTAAATAATTTAATTCCTAAAGACCAGATACAAATTAAAGATGGCCAACCTGTTGTTGTTGATGGGTATGAGCAATTACCAGTAGCAGAATATGTAAAAAATAAACTAGAAAAAGAAAAACCTTACTTGTTAAAAACTAAATCTATAAGTGGTGGTGGTGCGCCTATTTCTAGACCATCTTCAACAAGTTTTTCTGAAGATATGATAAAACCTTTCCTAAGAGAAACAGAAAATTTAGGAGAACAAGGGCGTATTTATAAAGTTCATGGCAAAGAAACATGGCAAAAGTTGAGAGATATAGCGAAAACACGCTAGTATAGAACAAAGGCAAAGCTACGCAGAGCCATATAGGGTTACGCCCACACCGTTAAATTTTAAATTTGTGGACTTATGGCAGTTCTAAGGAGTGATATTATCATCCCTGAGATATTTACGCCTTATGTCATAGAGCAAACTACTGCACGAGATTCTTTTCTCGCAAGCGGTGTGGTTGCACCTATGGCTGAGCTAAATGCAACAGAGGGTGGTGATTTCGTAAACGTACCTTTTTTCTCAGCTAACTTAAGCGGAGACTTTGAGGTTTTATCTGATTCATCTTCATTAACACCCGGTAAAATTTCTACTGACAAACAAGTTGGAGTTATTTTACATCGTGGTCGTGCATTTGAATCTAGGGATTTGGCAGCATTAGCAGCAGGGTCTGACCCAATGGCTGCAATCGGTCAAAAGATTGGTGCTTATATAGCAAACCAAAGACAAAAAGATTTACTTTCTTGTCTTGATGGTGTTTTTGGTTCTGTTAATACAACAGATTCCAACGCAGCATTTTTTGGTTTAACAATAGATGGTGGATCTGGTGATACTCCAACTGTTCTTTCTCCAAGACACGTTGCAAAAGCAAAAGCTATTCTAGGCGACCAAGGCGACAAGCTAACTGCTGTTTGTATGCACAGTAAAGTTTACTACGATCTCGTTGAGAGAAAAATGGTTGACTATGTTCTTGCATCTGATGGTAACGGAGGTTCTGCTACTGCTTCTGGTGGTACTATTGCCCCTGCTTATGGCGCTGGAAACGATACTGTTCCTACCTATTGTGGTTTAAGAGTTATTGTTTCTGATGATGTTTCTACTGTTAATAGTGGTTCATCTACAGAGTACAGTACATACTTCTTTACTCAAGGCGCAGTTGCTAGTGGAGAGCAAGCTGGTTTAACAACAGAAACAGACAGAGACATTCTGGCTAAATCTGATGCTATGGCTATTGACCTTCATTATTGCTACCACCCAGTTGGTTCAAAATGGGCAACAACAGATGTAAACCCAACTAGAGCAGAGTTGGCAACAGTAGGCAAATGGTCGAAAGTCTACGAGACAAAAAACATTGGTATAGTTAGGGCAACTAACGTATCAACACAAGACTAAAGGTAACTAAATTATGCCATCAGTTTTTGAAGCTACTGCGGGAACGGCTCTTGGAGTTAGTTCAGATCAAACAGGATCAGTTACGCAGGCAACAAGTAAAGCTACAGGTGTCACTTTAAGTAAAGTGGCTGGTGTTATAACAATGGATGACGCGGCTCTTGCAGCAGCGGCTGAAGTATCTTTTGCAGTTACAAATACAAAATGTACTGCAAGTGATGTTGTTATTGTTAATCACGCAAGTGCTGGTACAGCAGGCGCATATTTAGTGCAAGCTAATACTATTGCTGCTGGATCTTTTGCAATCACAGTTACTAACGTATCTGCAGGTTCATTAGGCGAAGCAATCGTACTTAACTACCAAATCCTTAAGGCTGGTTAATGGGATTATTTGCTTTTAAGCGAAAAAAAGAACAAGAAGCTGCCAAAACGGTGGCTTCTGTTCAACCCAAAACAAAACGCAAACAAAAACCTAAGTTAAAAAATGGCGATAACAATAACAGCGACAGTAGGTAGTGCTTCAGCTAATAGTTATGTCACTTTAGATGCGGCTAACTCTATTGTTGAAGGTTTAATACTTGATGACGATGTCTCTGCATGGGATGGTTCTAGTAATGATAATAAAAACAGAGCCTTATTTACTGCAGCAGTTAGAGTTGATCGTGAAAGATTTTTAGGAGCAAGGGTTACTAATACACAAGCATTACAATGGCCTCGCCAAGGTGTACGAAAACCAGATACATATATCAATACTTATTCTGTTGGCTTTCCTTTTCGTATATCAACAGATTATTTTTCAGAAACAGAAATACCAGAACAAGTTAAAAAAGCACAAACTATATTAGCTGTTTACTTGAATAACAATCGAGATGGGTTAGGATTATCAGGACTTGAAGATTACAAAAAGGTAAAACTTGGTAGTCTTGATGTAGAACCTAATTTTTATGGTGCTGTTGGTGCTGATAGAGTACCACCACTATTTGAACGGTACTTTACTGGTCTACGAATAAGTGGACCCGGCAATGTCGCTATTAAAAGGAGTTAAAAATGGGCTATTACCCTGCTGCCATCATTATCACAGACACAAACGCACATACTGGAAGGTTTGGTAAGATTCATTGTCTTGCTGCTGCAGAAGTGACCCTAGTATCTGAAGTCATTACAGAAAATGGATCATCAACTGTTAATGGTATTACCATGGGTGTTGCATCAGAGATTGAAGGAATCATTACAAGTATTACTTTGGCCAGTGGTCAAGTTATTGCATATCGTGTCTAATGGGACTTGCATCATCATTAAAAAAAGTGGCCTCTAAAAGCTTAGTTAAGCTTGGAGGTAGTGTAACTATAAGACAAGTTACTAACGGCTCCTACGATACCGCTACTGGCGCAGTGAGTGAAAGTAATAGTGATACTGTGGTTAAAGGTTTACTAGAAAATATAAACAATACTGAAGTAAATGATTTAATACAGGCAGAGGATAAAAAACTAACAATATCTGCTGGTGACATTACATTCGTACCAACACCAAAAGATAAGGTTGTAGTTGCTTCTGTTGTTTTTAAAATTATTACTGTGGTAACAAATCAACAAAATAATATACCAATAACCTTTGAATTATTTTTGAGGGCATAATGGTAAGACAAATAAGATTAGATCAAATAGATGATGTAATGGCAGAAGCAGTTCAAGAGTTAGTACAAAGAACAACATTACGTTGGACAGAACTTTCTAAAAATGCAACACCTGTAGGTGAAACTGGTAATTTAAGAAATGATTGGAAAACACATATAAGAAAATATAAAGGCACTATTATTAACAGAATGGAATATGCTGAACCAGTAATTTATGGAACTTCATTACCGCCTAGTTGGCAAGGTAGATATAGAACCAGACAACAAACAATAAAAGGCTTTCCAGAATTACAAGCAAAACAACTTACAGTTCAATATATTCCAAATGAATTAAGAAAAATTATTAGGAGTATGTAATGGCTGCAACAGATTTAAATACAGTCAGACAAACAATAGAAGCAAGACTTGCTACTGAACTTGCAAGTAGCCCTGCAATACCTGTTGTATTTAATAACCAACCATTTGACTCGACTACACAAGACACTTTTGTACAATGTATAACAAGTTTTGGAACTGGTGGTTATTTAACTTTAGGAGGCTCTGCTAACTCTACTAATAGTATTGTTGGTTTAGTTCTTTTAAATATTTTTACAGATGAAGGTATTGGAGCAGGGACAAATTATGTGATTGGCAAAAGACTGCGTGACCTTTACAATAACCTTACAGTTTCAAATGTAATTTTTGATTCGCCAATTGGACCAGAAGTTTTGGCATCTAGTCCAGAAGGCAAGTTTCAAACACAAATACGAATTACTTTTGAAATATACGAGGAACTTTAAATGGAAATTACTGAAAAAATGTTAGATGCTATCGAGGCTGTAAAAGGTAGACGTGACCCTGCCTATTGGGATGGTCGTTGTAAAAGATATATGGAAAACCAAGAAAGTTTAAAAAAAGATGTGAAAAAACCTAAAAAAGGTTAATATAAAATAAATACTTTCTTTTGTTATGGCTATTAAGGGTGATGTTGGAAAAATCATGTTTGAAAACGCTGGCGGCACTGAAGCTGACGTTGGGCAAACAAGGTCTTGGTCTTTGTCTATTTCAAAAGATATTATGGAGACAACAAAACAAGGCGATACCTTTAAAACAAATATTGGTGGCTTAATTGCTGGTGAGGGTTCAGCAGAACTTTTATATGCACCGGGCGAAACAGGGGCAGGCTACACAACATTTATTGATGATGTTTTAACAACAGGGGACAATGCTGACGCATTGTTTGAATTATTTCCTGATAGTGCAACTTCAGCAAAGAAAATTAGTTTTGCTGGAATTATTACTTCTGCTGAATATGGTGCAACAATGGGTGAAGTTCAAATTATAAACATTAGTTTTACGACAAGCGGTACCATTACTTCAGCTATATAGTAAATTAGGTTAAGACTTTTTATATTTTATGGCAACAAAAAGAACAATCGACCTGTTGACTTCATCATATGGTGATGAAATGTCAGCCAGAAGAAAGTATGAATTTAAAAATTCAAAAGGTGAAAAAATTATAGATTTATATTTTAAACCCTTAACAAGATACGACAGACAGAAAGCACAAAGTGCTACTGGTACAGATGAAGCCCTTATTGTTTCAACTCAATTACTTTGCCAAATGGCAGAGCTTGAAGATGGGACAAAGGCTTTTAGTATTGCCGATGCCCCAAACTTACAAAGGGAACTACCTGAAAACGTATTAAATGAAATAGAATTATTTTTATTTAATATAAAACTTGATACTGACACAGCAAAAAAAGATTAAAGCGAGATAACTGGTTTACTTTTGAGTTTTTTCTCGCAACAGAATTAGGAAAGACAATAAATGAATTAAGACAATTAATTACACAAGAGGAGTTAATATATTGGGCTGCTTATTACGAAAATAAACATGAACATGAAAAAAAAATGCATGAAAGAGCAAAAAACAGGTAGTATATAATTAATAGATTTTTGTTTAACTTAAGTGGCCGAAAGTATAGTTACCTTAAGAGTTGAAGCAAGAAATGCGATATCTTCTTTAAATAAAACTTCTGCAGCGACAAAAACTTTATCAAATTCTGCAAAAGGTGCAACTGCTTCATTAACTACAGCCTCAACCGCAGCGAAAGGATTAGGTGCATCATTAGCTACTACCCTTGGACCATTAATTACTGTAGGTGCTGCTATTGCAACTGTAAGTAATGCAATAGGAACTTTTACAGCTAGAGAAAGAGATATTGCGATTTTAACTCAGGGTTTAAAAAATTTAGGTGCTGGTACTGCCCAACTAAATGAATTACAAAAAGCAGCAGACAAATTAGGTAATCAAACTTTATTTAACCAAGAAGAGTTTACAAGAGGTTTTAACTTATTAACAAGTTTTAGAAAGATAGGAGTTGATGCGTATGAAAGAGTTGCACAGGCCGCTGCAGACATTGCTCAAGTCAACCAAGTAGATGTTAATACATCATTTATGCAATTAGCAAAAGCATTACAAGACCCAGCAAGAAATTTATCAAACTTAAATAGATCAGGTATTGCCTTTACTAAAACACAACAAGATGTAATTAAAGAATTAATGGAAACAAATAAAACTGCTGAAGCTCATGCCATGATTTTAGGAATTGTTGAAGAAAGTTATAATAAACTATCACAAGCTGCTGCGGAGGGATTTGCTGGAAATGTTGATTCATTAGGTGAAGCATTTAGGGATTTTTCAGAGACATTAGGCAAAGCATTAGAACCTGCTTTGATTGCAGCAACAAAAGGTTTAACAACTTTAATAAAAGCTGCAGATGAACTTCTTAAATCGCCATTAGGTAAAACAATTGCAATATTTACTGGAATTGCTTTAGCTGTTAAAGGCACTACTGTTGCTATTGGTTTATTAACTGCTGCAATGGCAACTGCAAGTGGAGTAGCGGGTGTTTTAGCGATAGCAATGAATGCAATACCATTTGTTGCTATTGCAACAGGGATTGGAGCAGTTATTACACAGTTAATAAAACAAAAACAAGAACAAGACAAAGTAACTGAAGCAATAAAACAAGGTGAGTTAGCACAGTTAAGAGCTTTAGAATCTAATCTAAACATAAAAATGGCAAAAGAATTAGCAATAATTAACAATTCAAATGACAAAAGATCAATTAATGCAGCAAAGAATAGGCTTCGTGTATTACAAGATGAAATAAAACCTATAAGAGAAAGATTAAAAATTGCTGTTCAAGAAAATGCAGTTGATGTAGATAAAAAGAAAACAAAAAAAGAAAATGAAGAAATAGAAAAAGAAATAAATAAACTAATAAAAGATAATCTTAAAAAAACAATTGCTTATGAACAGGCAGAAATGAATAAAGTTGCAGCTATTGGTGAGTTTATAGGTAGTCAAAGTGATTCTTTAGCATTGTTAAGATCGCAAATAGAAGAAAAAGGAGAACAGGTTGCACTTGAACAGGCAATAAATAATGCTGTAAAAATTTATGGAGAAGAATATAGAGACATAATTACTAATTACTTAACGGCAAATGAAGAACTAAAAAAACAAAAAGACAATATAGACAAAAATAAAGAAGCTGCTGAAAAGCTTAAAGAACAATTTAGACAAATTGGAGAAGAAACAAGACAGGGTTTAGTGGAAAATTTAAAAGAAGCAATAAATGGTAGTCAAACTTTAGGCCAAGCATTAAATAAAGTTTTAAACAATTTAAAAAATAAATTACTTGATATAGCACTTAATAAAGCTATTTCTAATATTGGCAATATTTTAGGCGGTGGAAGTTCAAGTGGATTTACTGGTTTTTTAAGTGGCTTGTTTGGTAAAGAAAGAGGTGGTCCAGTATCTGCTGGCGGTGCTTATGTAGTTGGTGAAAGAGGTCCAGAAATTTTGCAGATGGGTTCTAAAGGTGGCAATATAATTCCCAACAGTCAGATTGATGGCGGAGGCAGCGTTACAAATATTGTTAATGTTTCAGTAGATGCTTCTGGAACTTCAACAGAAGGAGATGGTGCAAGTGGTGAACAATTAGGTAGATTAATAGGAGCAGCAGTTCAAGCAGAATTAATCAAAGAAAAACGACCTGGAGGTTTATTAGGCTAATGGCTACTTTCCCATCAATCCAACCAACATATCAAGCTCGTAAAACTACAACACCGAGAATAAATATTGCTCAATTTAATGATGGCTACCAGCATAGAATTAAGTTTGGGTTGAATACAATACCTTATGTCTGGAGTTTAAACTTTGATCTCAGTGAATCGGATTCAGATACAATAGAAACATTTCTTGAAGCTAGAGCTTTAGATTGTGAATCTTTTGATTGGCAACCTACTGGTAGTGGTGCTGCTTATAAATGGGTATGTCTTAGTTGGACTAAAACAATACCTTATGTAAATAGAGCTAAATTAAATATGACGTTCCAACAAGTGTTTGAACCCTAATGACTAGCCCTGTTTCAGAATTACAAAAAATAAATCCCAGTAGTATCATTGAGCTTTTTCAACTTGAGTTAATTACTGCTATTCATGGTTCTAATACTAAATATTATTTTCATAACGGAGTAAATACTAATGAAAATCAAGATGTAATTTTTGCTGGTAATCAATATACGAGGATGCCAATAGAAGCATCTGGTTTTGATTTTACCTCAAAAACATTACCTCGACCTCGTTTATCAATTTCTAATATTTTAGGAACATTTACAACTTTAATTTTAACTTTACCTCAAGGATTAGAAGGGGCAAAAGTTACTCGTATTAGAACTTTAAGTAGATACATTGATAATATTAATTTCTTAGGTGGAGATATTTTATTAGAAGATGGTAATTTTTTAGTACAGGAGAATGAAGGTTTGATTGATATGGAATCAGGTATAAATCCATTTGGTACTCCTGATCCTACAGCTACATTCTCTACTCAAGTATTTTCAATAGATAGAAAAGTTGCAGAAAATAGAAATGGAATTGAATTTGAACTAAGTGCTAACTTTGATCTTGATGGAGTGCGTTTACCAAAACGTCAGGTATTACCAGCAGACTTCCCTGGTGTTGGATCATTCTTCGCATGATGTGGCAAGATAAAGCATTAGAACACGCATTACAGGAAGAACCAAGAGAGTCTTGTGGTCTGTTAACTGTTAAGAAAGGTAAGGAAATATATTATCCCTGCAAGAATTTAGCTTTTGATCCTACAGATCAATTTATTATTGATGCAGATGATTGGGTAAAAGTCGAAGATGATGGTGGAGAAATAATTGCTGTTGTTCACAGTCATCCAACTACAAGTGCAAAACCAAGCGAAGCAGATAGAGTTGCGTGTGAAAAATCTAATTTAAAATGGTGGATCTTACAGCCACAGCTAAATGATTGGCAATATTGTGAACCATGTGGTTATAAAGCACCTTTAATTGGTAGGCAATGGGTATGGGGTCTTACTGATTGCTGGAGTTTATGTAGAGATTGGTATAAAGAAGAATTAGGAATAGAACTTATAGACTGGGTAAGGCCAAACGATCCAGAAGAATTTATAAATAATCCTATGTTTAATAATTGTTATGAAGAAACAGGATTTAAAGAATTACATCCAGAAGAAGATTTAGAATATGGAGATTTATTATTAATGTCAATTAGTAGTAGCGGATTAAATCATATTGGTGTTTACTTAGGGCAGCAAACAGTTTTACATCATTTACAAAATAGATTATCTAGTCGTGATTTATTAGATGAATGGTTGCTAAAATGTATAGGTAAAAGGATTCGTTATGCTAAGAAAAGTTAAGCTATACGGAGAACTTGCAAAGTTTTTAGGTCAAAAGACTTTTGAAGCTGAAGTTCATAGTGCTGCACAGGCTATAAGGTTTTTAGTTGTTAACTTTCCGCAGTTAGAAGCACATATGGCAGATAGGTATTACAAGGTATCAGTTGGTGATTGGGAAATAAAGGAAGAAGAAATACATTATCCAAATGGACAGGAAGATATAAAGATTGTTCCAATTGTCGGAGGAGAAGGAGGTCGGCAAGGTTTAGGTAGATTTTTATTAGGTGCTGCTTTTATTGGAATAGGTATTGCTTCTGGAGGTGCTACTCTTGGTGCTGGTGGTTTTACAGGAGTAGGATTTCTAGGTGGTACAACTGCAATCATTGGGAATATTGGTATTGCTTTAGCATTAACAGGACTTTCGCAAATGCTTACACCTGTTGAAAATATAAAAGAAGAAGAACAAGATCCAAGAAGATCTTTTAATTTTAGTGGCATACAAAATACGTCAAGGGCTGGTGTTCCTGTGCCTGTGATTTATGGACAAACTATGGTTGGATCAATCGTGGTCTCAGCAAATATTGAAAACGAACAGGTAGAAGTATGAAGATTATTGGTTCTGGTGGAAACGGAAAAGGTGGTGGAGGCGGTGGTGGCACTCCACATGAAGATAAAGATAACTTAGACTCTAAATCATTTGCTAGAGTTCTCGACCTCATATCAGAAGGTGAAATTGGTGGTCTTGTTGATGGTGCTAAGTCTATATTTTTTAATAACACACCATTACAAGCTGCTGATGGTTCGTTTAATTTTAAAGACGTTGCATTTGAAACTAGAACTGGAACATCAAGTCAAACTGTTATACCAGTAACAAGAAATGTAGCTGTAACAAAAACTGTTGCTCAAGCTGGTACTGCTATTCCTGCTGGTACTTCTGGTCGTGTTATTCAGATTACTGATTCAGATGTTGATGCGGTTTCTATACAAATAACTGTTCCTGCTTTACAAAAGTTTAGTGATGAAGGAGATATTTTTGGTACTACTGTTGAGTTAGCAATACAAGTTCAATACAGTGGTGGAGGTTATCAAACTGTTTTATCTGGTAATAGTGGAACAATATCTGGTAGAACACCTGATCCATATGTAAGAGATTATCTTGTAAATCTTAGTGGTGCTTTTCCTGTTAATATCAAAATAAAACGAATTACAGCAGATAGCACATCATCAAAATTACAAAATGATATTCAATTTAACACTTATGTAGAAATTAAATATGACCAAAGGAATTATCCAAATAGTGCATTAATAGGACTAAAAGTAGATGCAGAACAATTTACATCAATTCCATCTCGTAAATATTTAGTAAAAGGTATAAAAGTAAAAATTCCACATAATGCAACTGTCAATGCTGATGGAAGCTTATCTTATGCAGGAACATTTAATGGAACGCTAGGTGCAGCACAATATACAAACGATCCAGCTTGGTGCTTGTACGATCTCATCACTTCTTCTAGATATGGGTTAGGTGCTCATGTTAATGAAACTGATATAGATAAATTTAGTTTTTATGCAGCTTCAGTTTATTGTTCACAGCAAGTTGATGATGGTACAGGAACAGGTGCTACAGAACCACGTTTTTCCTGCAATGTAAACATCAATAATCAACAGGAAGCATATAACGTAATAAATCAGATGTCATCTGTATTTAGAGCAATGCCATATTACGAAGCTGGTAGTTTAACTATTACACAGGACTCACCAAAAGATTCAAGTTATCTATTTACACTTGCAAATGTATTAGAACCTGGATTTACTTATTCAAACGTAAGTCAAAGACAAAGACCTACAGTTGTAGTTGCAAAATATTTAGATTTAGATTTAAGAGAGATAAATTATGTTGAAGAAATTGATACCGCAAACCAAGCAAGGTACGGCTCAGTTGTTCGTAATATTAATGCTTTTGCCTGTACATCAAGAGGTCAGGCTGCTCGATTAGCAAAATGGTTACTCTACATGAGCAATGTGGAACGTGAAGTCGTTTCATTTACTACTTCTGTTGATGCTGGAGCAGTTGTAAGACCAGGCCAGATTATTGAAATAGCTGACCCTGTCCGTAGTGGAGAAAGAAGAGGTGGCCGTATTGTTTCAGCAACCACTAACTCTGTAACAGTAGATGATGCTACTGGACTAGCTGTTGAAGGTGGATCTACTTTAAGTGTTGTTTTACCTGATGGCACAGTAGAACAGGTAGCTGTCTCTGGTATAACAAATAAAGTTTTTAGTCTTGGTCAACATTTTTCTGTTGCACCAAATCCTAATAGTGTTTGGATTTATGAAACAAATAGTATTCTTACTTCTACTTGGAGAGTATTAGAAGTACAAGAACAAGACAGAATTAATTATGTCGTTACTGCCAGTGAATATAATTCTGGTAAATATAATCATATTGAAAGTGGTATTGCTTTACCAGTAAGAGATGTAACTAATTTAGATATACCTCCAACCGCACCATCAAACGTAAGTGCTGAAGAAGTTATATATGAAAATACAGGTATTGCAAGAGTAAAAATTATCGTTAGTTGGACTAGCACTTCAGATACACATTACATTCGTTATAGATTGGAAAATGGAAACTTTGTATCAAGAACCGTTGATAATTCAAAAAGTTATGAAATTTTAGATACTATTGCTGGTAATTATCAGATAGAAGTTTATAGTGTCAGTTCATCTGGCTTACGATCTTCAACCTTTAATACACCTCAAAGTCCATTCTTTGTAGCAAATGGTAAGACTGCTCCTCCATCTAATGTTAGTGGTGTAAGTTTATTACCGATTGATGAAACAAGTGCAATATTAAGCTGGAATCGTGCCACAGAGCTTGACGTGTTGCTAGGTGGAAAGACCCTGATCAGACATTCCAGTAAAACAACAGGTGCTCAATGGAAAGATGCACAAAATATTGTTGTAGCTGCTGCTGGAAACCAGACACA